GAATCTACATTACCTGGCTGGTCAAATGCTTGGTGGAATGGTATCACTACTTTGCAATTAGCAAAGTCTATCATAACATATATGTATGATCCTAGTATTAGCGGGGTATATCATTTAGTTCCTAATAAAAATCAAGCAGCCAATGTTGATATAAGATTACCTGTTATATCTGCCAGTGATACACTTGTTAGTTTGACTTCTACATCAATAATGACTAACAAAACGCTTACCGCTCCGGTTCTCACAAACCCACGTGTAACTGGTTCAATATTTGATAATGGTGGTAACGAAGCAATTGTAGTAACTACCACAGCATCAGCAGTTAATCACATCAATGTAACTAACTCGCCAACAGGAAGCGGGCCATCAATTACAGCTGCAGGTGATGATACTAATATCGATCTTATTCTAAATCCAAAAGGAACTGGTAGAGTTAATGTTAACTCACCAATTACATTTAAAGATTCTGATTATACTGGTGGCGGTATTACAGCAATTAGTGTAACAGCAACAGTATCTTTGCTTAACTGTACATCACCTACTACACTTACTCTTGCTGATGGCGAAGGTGGTCAGATGATGCAATTTGTAAGTATCAATAGCGCGGCCGTAACAGTTAACCCTTCTACGTTTGGGACGAATCCAGGTGGTTCATTCACAGTTCAACCATATGCCGCCGTCACCGCAGTATACAACGATCAGACAAATAACTCTGCTAGGCTAGGTTGGTATCTGGTTGGTATGGACTCAGCTGGCGGTTTAGGCAGTAAAGTAATTATTAACTAAGGATAGACCATGACTGCAGTAATTACAGAAAGATTGAAAAAAGATTTTATTCAGAATGTATGGGATGATCTTGCAGATTCGGCTCAAACATTCTATATAGGCGTTGGCTATTCACAATCATGGGGTGATGGTGATACTGCACTTACACCAAAAACTAGTCGCGAATGGGAAAGGTCCATTAGAGAAAATGCTATGGCTATTAAGCTTGTAGCAGATTATTCTTTTGTTGTTCCTCGCTATGATTGGTCTGCTGGTACGATTTATAGTGCTTATGATGATACTTTACAAGGACACCCTGTAACACCATATTACGTTCTTACAGACGAAAACCAAGTTTACATTTGTATTGAAAGAGGTACTGACGCTTCAGGTAATCCACAGCCATCTACTGTAAAACCAACTGGTTCTAGTATTAATCCTTTCTATAATGCTGCTGACGGCTATACATGGAAATTCTTATATACAATTGGTTCATTGTCTGCATCTAAATATCTTTCTGCAAATTATATGCCAGTAAAATTACAAGGTCAATTAGACTCAGATGGGGCCGGTGGTATTACATCAACTGCTGCTGATGTTCAGCAAAAAGGAATTCAAGACTCGGCTACTAATGGCCAACTTAGTGGTTTTATTCTTGACTCAGGTGGAATAGGATATACTACATCACCTGATGTTATTATTCGTGGTGATGGTACACTTGGTTCGGCAATTGCAACAGTTGTTGGTGGTGCAGTCACTAAAATTGCATTTGAACAAGATTCAAACAATGTAGCTAAACTTGGACAAAATTATAATTATGCCGATGTTCTTATTGGCACGGTTGTACCAGGTGGTGGTGCTGGAGCATCTGCTAGAATTAAGCTTGGACCTGAAGGTGGATTTGGAGCAGATCCTAGAGATGATCTAAGAGCAAGAGCAATTATGCTTAATGTAAAACCTGATGGTATTGAGACTGGTGAATGGCCAATTGATGTTTCATTTAGGCAAATATTCTTATGGAAAAATCCATTACAATCAGATTCATCTGGTGGTACTGGCGTTGCATTTACTGAAGCAGCTGGTAATGCTCTTGATAGATTACAAATAACAAACATTACAACAGACTTTTCTGTTGGTTATATTGTTACAGGTGCTACTAGTGGAGCACGGGCATTTATTAGTAAAACTGATTCTGATGAACTTTGGATTCATCAAACCGCTGCCACAGGATTTGGTGTATTCGATTCAGATGAAACTATATCTGATTCTTCAGGTGGAGCAGGCAAAATTAAAAATTCTGGCTTAATTCGCATTCCTGGAAAGATTAATAGATATAGTGGCGAAATCTTCTATGTTGAAAATAGAGCAGCAGTTGAAAGAGATGCCGACCAGGTTGAAGACATTAAACTAATTATAGAGATCTAAGGGAATAAAGAATGGCAAGTCCGGTAATCAGTAATACATTTAGAGATGTCTATAGAGACGATTTCCGTGATAGTGATAACTATTATAAGATTCTCTTTAATAATGGTCGAGCTTTGCAGCAGCGAGAGCTCAACCAAATGCAAACTATTATTGGAAAGAATGTCCAAACGGTATCTGACTTCTTATTGAAGAATGGATCCCGTGCTACTGGCGGTGAGCATAGAGTTAATCAGGATGCAGAATTTGTTAAACTTCAGGCAGCTACAACACTACCAAGCGATCTTACTCTTCTTGAGCAAGTAATTCTTACTGAAACTGGTACAAATATTCAAATTGAAATTATTAAAGCATTAGATACTGATGGTGCTGATCCTCCTACAATTTATGTAACATATATTGATGGTGATGAGACTGGTGCTACAAGTGGCACAGCTCCTCGTAAAGTTTCAGCTGATGGTGTTCTCACAGGTCAATATGTAGATGCTAATGGTAACACAGTAGCAATTAGTTATAATATTCAAGAAGCTGCTGTTAGTTCTACTGCTAATCCAGCAACCGGTAAAGGTTGTGTGTTTACAGTTGAAACTGGTAGATACTATATTGATGGTAACTTTGTCTTTACAGCAGCACAATCGATTGTTTTATCCAAATATACTCCTACAGCCGATGCAGTTGTTGGGTTTAGAGTTTCAGAACAAATCATTACGTCAAATGATGATCAACAATTATTTGATAATTCGGGTATTAACCTTAACCTTGCTGCTCCTGGTGCTGACCGATATAAAGTAAGTCTTTCACTTATTCAAGAAACACAAGCTGATTCAGATGACTATTTCATTAAATTAGTTGAAGTTAACGATGGTGTCGTATTTAAAGAGCAAGATATATCAGGCCGACTTGGAATTGTAGGTGAGGCTCTTGAAGATTATCGTTATGATGAATCTGGTAATTATCTAGTTAATGGCGGTAAATTCTCAATTGTATTCCCTGAAGATTCTGATGCAATCTTCCAAGTTCATTTATCTCCAGGGCTTGCGTACGTAGGCGGACGAAGAATCGAGTGGAACACACCGATGATTGGTACCGCACCAAAGCCTAGACAAACAAAATTGTTTCGTAGTAAAAACACTGCTACCAGTTATGGTAACTATATCCAATTCTCTTCTATGACTGGTATTCCTAATATTGACACCTTTCAAAGGTGTGAAATTAAAAATAATACAACATGGGGTTCAGGTACAACTATAGGTTATTGCCGTATTCGATCAATTGAAAGAGTTGGTACTCGATATCACGCATACATCTTTGAAGTTACTATGGTACCAGGAAATAACTTTGGTGCTGCCAGATCCATTGGTGTTAGTGCTGCTAATAATGGTGTAATTCAATTAGCTCCTACTGGTAAAGCTGAAATTTTAGGTAGAGAAAATAACAATCTTCTTATGGATCTTCCATTTGAAAGGCCATCACAACTTTCTGATATTACATTAACAGTTGCAGATAGAATGAGTGGCACTACTAATGGAAGCGGTGTCTTAACTCTTTCAGCGGGTTCTGGTAATAGTTTTGATGATACAGGGTCATGGATTGTAGCCAATCAATCAACTGGAGCAATTGCATCACCTACCATCACAAACTCAGTAAGTTCTGCTACATTATCCGGATTAAGTAACAGTACAGCTTATGATGTATTAGTATATAAACAAAGAGCTGGTGTACAAAGAAGCAAAACACTTAGTAGAGCCGAATCAACTATTGCAACTGATTCTTCTGGTAACGTTATATTACCACACACTGATATTATTAATCTTAACTTTGCCGTTGATGCTTCTGATAGTTCAGATGTAAGTACCAGTTATGAATTGTTTAATGGACAATCAGATAACTTCTATACAAATGGTACATTACTTTTAGAAGGTGGTGAAACAGCACCAGCAAACGTAAAGGTCAATTATACTTATTTAGCTCATGGCGGATCAGGAGACTTCTTTGCTAAAAACTCTTATGATGGTCAAGTTGCCTATGAAGACATTCCATCACATGTATTAAGAACTGGTGATAGAATTGAACTAAGAGAAGTACTCGATTTTAGATCAACTAAAGGTAATGCTGATAGTGACTATGATACAGGCACTATTGTAAAGCTTCCAAGAAATGGTGATCTAATTAATTATGACTTACAAATATTCTTACCTAGAAAAATGCGAGTACTTATTAATTCTGAAACTAGGACTATTGGTATTCCATATGGTAAATCTTCTCAAAATCCTAAACTTCCAGAAACTGGAGCTAGTAGTAGAGAGAATATGGAAATAGCGCATATTCATCTTAATGCATATATGTTAGATGAAGATGATATGGGCGTTCAATTCTTCAACAATCAAAGATATACAATGCGTGATATTGGTAAGATTGCTGATAGAGTAAGTCGAGTTGAAGAGCAAGTTGCATTAACAATGTTGGAAATGGATTCAAAAATCTTTGAAGTGCTTGATAGTTCTGGTAATAACAGGCTAAAAGCAGGCATTTCTGCTGATCCATTTGACGATCAATCACAATCAGATACTAGAAATCCTGAATATAGGGCTTCTATTGATATTGTTAAAGGCGAAGTAAGACCTGAGTTTTTTGCTCGCGTTACAGATTTGATATACGATTCTGATAGATCATTTAATACCCGTTTGATGGGTGATACAATTTATGTTAACCATAGTGAAACGCCATATATTTCTCAAACATCAGTATCACGAGAAATTACAATTAATCCACACGGCTCTCCACGAGTTGTAGGTACTATGGTAATGTCTCCAGTAAAAGACAAATGGTTTGAAGAAACTAGACTTCCAAAGAAAATTATCAAAGGTGAAAATACTCTTGATACAAGTAAAACAAAACTCTTTGGTAACTGGAACTTTGATTGGTCTGGTGTAGAACCAGAAACTATGAAGATTGGTAAATCAATCGCCTCTAACCAAGTTAATAAAGGCAACAAGACAGTTCGTGAAGGTAACTTTGATGTTACCTATAAACAAACCAAAAACCAAGAATACTTTATTTCAGGTGCTAAAACAGTATTTGAATCTCTCGGCGATGTTGTAAGAAATAAAATTACTATTGAATCAATGAGGTCATTATTCATTTCGTTTAAAGCAACTGGTATGAGACCTAATACTCGTTACTTCCCATTCTTTGGTGGTAAACCAGTAGATGACTGGGTTAACGATGATGTAGGATTCCAAAGAAAAGCCGCTTTACCGAAGACATCAGTATATCGTAAGGTTGGTGATGTGTATGCCTCTTCAACTTCATTCCCAATTGGTGGAAAAACTACATTAGTAGCTAATGGTGATGGTACAGTTGAAGGATATTTCTTTGTCCCAAGTAATGATACCATCAATTTTGATACTGGTGTTAATCAATTCTATCTTATTGATGTAAGTGGACCAAACTCTTCTGAAGCTCTATTAAATTCAACATCTCATGCTAAAATGGAATTTAGGGCAGAGGGTATGTTGCACGAAATGCAAGAGGAAGTTCTTAGTACTAAAGTATTTGAAGTTGAATCTGATGAAGACATTTATAGCCTAGAAACAAATAGGAAAAAAGTTCCAACATATACTCCTCCATATCAACCATATAATGATGGTGGTGATAGTCGTGGACCACCTGGCCATGAAGAAAACAGCTTTGAAGAAGGCGACTCCGGCGACGCCGGCGACGGCGGCGGTTCCGGTGGTGGTAAGGTTGTTTGTACAGCCATGTTGGATATGTATGGATTTGGTTCATTCCGAAATGCAGTATGGATGAAACATGATCGTAATGGTGGCAATGGTAAATATAATGAACTTGGCTATCATAAAATCTTTGGTCCATTAGCTGAAATTATGCCTAACCATCCTCTTCTTGCTAAGGCTTTAGGAAGATGGGCAAGAGTAAGAACACTTGCTGTCAGAAAGAAGATGCAAGGTAAAAGAGTTCCTTTAGAGTATATGCTTTATGCAGCTCTTATCAAACCACCTACTATCGCAACTGGATGGTTAATCGATAAGGGAATATTAAAACCTTACAAGAATAAGAGGAAGTAAGATGGCCATATTTAATGAACTTGTAGGTGGTAAACCTACCTTCCCTTTAGCTCAGACATTCTTAGTGTCTGAGTTGCAGGGGATTTTTATCACGTCAATTGATGTCTT